TAAATTCAACCAATTCCCCGATTTTCACTCATCAAACCCCTTATCGTACCCCTTATCGTCAAAGCCCTTATAAATTAACCCTTTCACCCACTTCACAACCCAAAAATCAAACTCCACTCTCGCCAAAAATCCATCCACAAACCCAAAATCTTCCTTATATATAAGCACTTTCACCGATAACGATTTTTCCTGAAAAATTCCAAATCATATAATCCCAACATGGGGGCTACCATAAAACTACACGCAAAACTATCAAGACAGTAATCGCACTGTCTTATTTTTACGCAAAAAAATAATATCAAACAGAGAATATATAACTAGAAACTTATAAAAGAAAATAATATAAAAACAAGAAAGGATGAAGAAATATGGACAATCAAACAGCATTACAAGTAACAGATTTTAATTTTTATGGAGACAACCTTATTGCACTCAAAGACAATGCAACTGGTGAAATCTTCACAGCAATTAATTCAGTATTAAGAAATATTGGATTTACTGAAAGACAAGTTAGACATAATAGAAATAAATGGGTAAATGATTCTATTGTTTCCAAAGGGTGTCAAAATTTTGTCATACCTGATAGAAATAGTATCAATCAAGATACATTATGCATTTCTAATAGAAAACTTCCTATTGCACTTACAAAAATAACAATTACACCAAAAATGAAACAAACTCAGCCAGAATTAGCTTCAAAATTAGAATTATATCAAGACAAATGTGCAGATGTATTAGCTTCAGTTTTTATAGATCATAAATCAGCAACTGAAATAAATATGCAACCTATAACAGATACATTAACTTCAATAACAAACACACTTACTACTCTCACACAGACAATGACTTCTATGCAGCAGGAAATAAACAGTATAAAAGAAACACAAAGCAATAAATTAACTCTTCCAAAGAAGAAATATTCATATTGGACAACAAAAATGTTTCCAAAATATCAGCTCTTAACAGATTATTTTCAAATATCTTATACAGAGTTATACAAGAATCTGTACAGAGAGTTACAAAATATATATCCTGATGTAGACCTTAACCAAGAAATAGATGATTATTGCTATGAAAATAAACTTGAATCAGCATATACATTAGATGTAATAGAACATAATCTTACACTTCGCAAGCTATTTGAATTAACAGTTGATAGTCTATTAAACAAATATAATTTAGCAAATTCATACAATATTAATGCAAAAATACCAACAATATTTGATACAGAATTTTAGCAAAAGCATCAAATCCTGTACAGCGTAAAAAATACCACCAAATTTTAATTTTATATCTTAATCAATAAAGTGAACGCCTAATCTCTAAAATTGCAAATTAGACACCATTTTTTACGTCAAAAATCTATACCAAGCAAAATCTCTCCGTATATTATTCACAAATAATTATTTAATTTTCAAAAATAATTATACATTTTGCACAAACCAACTAATATTTAGAAAATTAATTATTGAACAACAAAAAATAAAAATAAAAGAGAATAATATATTGAATCAATAAAATTAGATTAAAAAAGAAGGGATAGATATATGAAAGAAAACATGATAGATTACCTGTATTTTTTGTAGAGGATATTTGTAAAGATGCTTACGTAAATATTAAACAATAAGAAAAATAAAAAGAGAACATTAACATAGGTACATTACACATGTGTACCTAAATAACATTTACAGTCCAAAATATAACATACTTAAACTAATCAATAACAAAACACAAAAATTTTAAAGAGCTTGTATAAAGCGTTAGCGAAATACAAGCGTAATATTCTTCTCTTGATAATATGAGTCTATTTATATATTGACTGGTACAAATCCACACCTGACATGTACCCAAATGAAGAAAAATTTTACATTTAGGTACGCTATACATGTACCCAAATGAATTTTAACAATTTTTACATTGCAAAAAAAAGAATATACAAATATGAAATTAAACAGAAAGAAGGTGAGTATTATAATTTGAATTATGTAAAAATTCCACGAGAAATTATTTATGATAAAAATCTTTCGTCTAAACGTGTAATAGTTTTTTCATACTTATGTGCAAGACGTTCATTAGATGATACTGTTGCGTTTTCTACTACAGAACTTTGTCATTGGTCTAAACTAAAGCCTAATTACAGAGATGGAAAGATTAATCAAAAATATTATGAAGTTCTATTACTTTTATCTCATTATGGATATTTTACTGAATATCCTGATTTTGAGAAAAGTCTAAAAGAAAATACCAATTCAGTAAAGTATCAACAAGTAAAGTTAAATATTGAAAAATTTGATATTCCTGATAAGTTTGGAATTATTTATTTTGACGAATTAAATAAAATATTAAATTATAAGGAAGAATTAAAAAATTCAGATATGGAGTTGGCAAGAATGTCATCTGCTTATATTTTGCTTCTACTTTCTTATATTCGGGTTAATATTAATCGCCTAAAAGGAAAACCATTATGTTGTTATAGATATTTTAAAACTATATCAGAAGATATTGGATTATCAGAAAAATATGTAAAACGTATAGTGAATATTTTAGAAAAACTTAAAATCATAAAATGCCAACCTATGAAAAGAGAATCTTATATTAAAGATGGTTGTAAAAAATTTCTTACAACTCCAAAAGTATTTGCTGACTATAGGCATTTTATCAATGACGAACATGGTCAAAGAATTGATGATAAATATGATGCTGTATTAGAAATCAATGAGCAAATAAAACTTTTAGAAAATAATTAGTTTAAAACCAGCAAAACAAACAGAGAATAATAAAATGTAATCTTCTATCACTTCTATTCTCATCATTCTTCATTCGAAGAAAATAATCAAAAATAAACAAACAATAAAAATAAAAGAAAGGAATTAAAAATATTGAAACTAGATGAAATTATAAATAATACACATAACACTTTTGGAGGATATATTTATCCTTCTGATTTCAACACAGAAACAGGAAGACATGCTAATAACTCAATATCATGGGCAGACAGAATTGCATCTGATTTAAAGTTTGATGAGCAATGTAAAAGAAATTGTGAATCAAGAAAAATTAATAATAAGGAGGAAATATATGCTTAGATACGAAATTATGGGAAATGTTACTTTAAAAATCAATTTACATAATGGATATGCTGTAATTGCAATTGCAAAATGGAATAGAGAAACTGAAAAATATTTTGTTAGTTTCTATTTGCAGGACGTAAAACACAATATTAATCATTTTGACTTAATTGAAGATTGTGAAAATCTTGAATTTGATTCAGACATTAAATCAATTAAAACTGATATTACTTCTTTTGTTACTACTCTTCTTTCTGAAAATGCATTAGATAAATATATTGCTCGTTATGAATATGAACAGAAATGCTTTGAGATTGGAATTACGGAAATGGAGATTAAATAAATGTGCGAAATATGTAGATGCAGTCCTTGCACTCCCGGATGCCCTAATTACGAGCCACCTAAAACGAGCCAAAAATGTGACATTTGTGGAGAACATATTTGTGTTGGCGAAGAATATATAGAAAACTTTGATGGTGATTTGGCTCATTTTGAATGTTTAGGTTGTACTGAATCTGATTTAAATTGGTTAGGCTATAAAGTAAAGATTATGGAAAAGAATTGGAGGTAGAAATATGGATTTTAGAAATATATGCCCTTCATAAGCAATTTGCCGAATGTTATTTATATACGATGGTTAGATAAGGAATGGTTCATAAAGAAATTTTGGACTTATTAAAAATATATAGGATGGTGATTTAATCTTACATGAGTAAATTTGGAATAAAAATAAAAAATATAGAGGCTGCTACTCTTTATGAATATAATAAAGGACTAAGAGAGCATTATGATTATAAAGATGCTATGTTTGTAAACAGTTTATTCAAAGATTTTATGTGTGACAATGGTTTAAAAGTTTGGAACGGTGAATTTACAAGAGATTTAATTTGTATGGAATTTAATTTTGGGACAAGATCTTATGAAGACGAAATTAAACATATTAAAAAGATAGCTAAAAAGGCACGTTTAGAATATAAAAAAGCAGCTAGTTCAAAAAGTAAAAAATTGATGGATATTCAATTTAATAAAAAGAATAAAATTATGCAATTGTATCGTTTTGCAAACAAACACAAAGATGAATATTTTCAATTGTCAGCAGATAATATTCGAGAAGAATTTTATAAAAACGGTGTTGATGTTGAATATATTACCAGAAAACGTTCAGGAGAAATAATCAAAAAAGAAGTAATACATTATAAGATGCTATATAGAAGTACTGGTAAAGCAAAAAAGGGTTCTTGTATGTTCATACGAGATAAATTATACAATAAAGCTTCTTCTTTCCTTAGAATGGGAATTAAACTTCCTAAAAAAAATGCAGATATAGTTGGAATCAATGCATACTCTCCTCTTATAAGTAGTGGTATTGTAGGTAAGGTTAAAATAAATCCTAAAAACATCTTAGTTTTAAAAGACGTAGATAGATTTTTTACTACAAAAGTTGTTTCTGTTGAAACTGATAAGAATAAGCGTTGTATCGCAAAAACTATTGAAAATTATAAATTAAAAAACACGTTATTTGATGGACAGGCATTAATTGATTCAAGTATTTTCCCTGATTGGGGAAATGGGTATGTTCTTTTACGTCATCATTTTTGTAAGATGGCTGCCTTTTGTAGTAATATTCAATTGTTTTTCCGTGATTATTTCGGCGAAGAATATTATACCGCCACAGTTGAAGATATGTGGGGAAACAAACATTACGTAAAAGATATTGAATTAATTACTACTGACAATGCTATGAAATGGATTAAGTATAATGTTTCTTATGACTATTGGTGTAATAAAGTATATGAAAATGGCTGTATGTTTGGAATTGTTAAAACTGCCCATTGTAGTAAATTAGGAAATGTTCAGAGAATGAGTTATCAAATGGTTAACTCTTTAAATATTGATACTATGAATGAAGTTTGTAAAGAAAGTATTAAATATATTAATAAGTTAAAAACAGATGATGATTTCTTTTTAGATTATTTAAGAAAGAATATTAATTTTTCAAATGATTATGAGGTATTAATGGCTTTATGTAATCAAAATAAAGATTTTTTAAGAAGTTCATATTTTAGAGAACGAAAGAAAGCTATTATTATGAATTATGTTTTAAATTTTAAAAGCGGAAAGATAATTCAAAATGCTGATAATCTTGTTATTGTTGGTTCTCCTTATGCCATGCTTTTGTACGGAGCTACTGGAAATCCTGATATTGTTGATGAAGATGATACTTTTTCTGTTGAAGATTTAGCAATACAATGTTATACAAGTAGATTTGCAGATGATGAATATCTTGCAGAATTTCGAAGTCCGTTTAATGGGAAATATAATTTAGGATATTTACATAATATATATGACGAAAGGTTTAATAAGTATTTTAATTTTTGCGACCAGATTATTGCAATAAATATGAATGGTACAGATTTCCAAGATCGTAACAATGGATCAGATCAAGATTCTGATAGTATTTATACTACAAATCAACCTCAAATTGTTGACCATGCAAAAAAATGCCAAATGTTATACCCAACAATTGTAAATAATATTCCGAAAGATTCTAATATATATAATAATACTATGGAAGATTTTGCTAAACTTGATAATAAATTGGCAGCTTCACAATTAGACATTGGGGAATCAAGTAATTTAGCTCAACTCGCACAAACTTATGACTGTACTTTTGGAAATCAAAAATACAAAGACTATGTGTGTATTTTAAGTGTCTTGGCACAAATTGCAATAGATAGCGCAAAACGTTTATTTGATGTAGATGTTAGTTCTGAAATTAGACAAATCAAAAAGGACATGAATGTTAAAGAAAACAAATATCCTTCTTTTTGGAAAATAATTCATAGAGATTTTAAAGATAAAAACATAAATCACGATTTATTATGTCCTATGAATTATTTATACAATCTAAAGCTTGACCAATTTAGGTCAAATCAATCTACTATTCCAATAGAGTATTTTTTCAAAAAATTTAAACTAGAAAAAAACAGAAAAACTTGCAAAAAGGTTGAAGATATAATTGAAACATACATTAATAAGTCATCAAGTAATTTTTGTTCTGATAATGAAGATGCATATTTTCTTTTAAAGATGGATTTTGATAATATGATTAATGATATTACAAGAATATATGTATCAGGAAATTATATTGGATTATTTAGTTGGTTAATTGATCGTGCCTTTTGTTTGTCAATTGCACAAAAGCAAAATCAATACAAATTAAAGTCCACTATAAAAAAAAGACGTTCAATTTTAATTAAAGCATTGTACAGTATAAATAGTGCAAATTTACTAAAATGTTTTTCTAATAATTGTTGATTTTGCTCAAAAAATGGCTGTTTTTAGGGACACCTAGACAAATTTAACCTCTGGAATTGCCCATTTTTAGGGCATTTTTCACAAGTTCGTTAAGTTGCATAATGAGGAGAAAGAACTTTTATTGTTTTAGTACCTCTCCGCTCATAAATGCAAATGCGGAATATAAATATGCAACAGCTGTTTAAAATAAAAAAGTTGCCTATAGGGCATCAATTACATACTGCGTCCTTCAGGGACATTAATTGTGTACATTTCATGTTGTACTCTTCTTTTCTTTTCGGTGACTGTACTATCGTTCTGATGGTATGGTTGCCGATTATTCTTTTAATCTCTTATAGCTCAGTTGGTAGAGCATCGCACTGTTAATGCGAAAGTCGTAAGTTCGATTCTTACTGGGAGAGCTTTCTACTTTTGTAGGACTGGTTGGTTTCGGATCAGGAGATGTTAAATCTTAAAAATAAACATGGTGACATGTATAAAGTGGTTTTGTCGTATTACAAAGCTGCGACTGTAGAAATATAGTTTAACGGAAAACACATAGGATTTATGCCTAGCCTTCTATTCAAGGACGACTGTTGGCGAATATGGTTAGGTAGGTATCTTGATATAGGTACTGTATTAACACAGAAATGTGGGGATAATCCATGTATAAATGGTACGAGTTCCGCAAGAATTAGTGCTGTTTAAATTATTATATAAACATCTTAAATCGAAAGATAGGTGTTTTGTAATGAAGTATTCCGATAGCAAGGAAGACAGGGTGGTGATGATTGGGCTGTATCCAAAAGATGCGGATGATCAAATGTACACCTCATCATCCATAATAAGTACATACTTTTGAAGAATATTTATATTTTAGATAAATAATAAAAAGAACAAATAATGATATTAATAGCAAAAGTGTGTGCGACCGCAAAGAGAAAAACAACTTATTCACCTGTAATATGGTGACATATAGCACTCGCAAGGTGTTACATGAGAAAGTACAAGTACGTGCAACTCTAATAGGCTGCAACCTATGAATCTCGCAAGGAAGAATGTGCAGAAAGAAAATCTATAATACTTTGTGGTAAGAGTTTGCCGATTATGTCAAAATCGGTGTTGTTGCTAACTACAAGCTAATCGCTTGTGTGATAAACTGTGTCCAACCACAGTAGATGTTAGTGTATTGAGTCAAATATCTCAGCTCATATTAAGTAAAAGTCTCGTGTTTTACACGGGATTTTTTATTTTGGCTAGTAGAACAATGGTAGTTCAACTCCCTGTTAAGGAGAAGGTTGTAGGTTCAAGTCCTACCTAGCCAGTTTTCTTCCACTTCTTGTGGAAAATATATTATAAAGGATGTGAATTACAATAATTCAGATAAGTAAAAAGGAAGCCGCAGATCTAGGTAATATAGGTTATAGATTTGGAAATTATGGAATGATTCATAGAACGAAGTCACGT